AGGGAAAGCCGCATCCAACTGAGGGTCAGAATACGCAACACCTATAGCTTTAGTATTTGGCATGATTAACCCCAAATACGACAAGCCATTTGCGGGCGGATCGTGCTAAAGCCATAAAGAACGTCAATACGGCAAGGCAGACGATCGTTGTTGATGTCGTACTGACGAACAACGCGCAAACTAATGCCGTTATGAACCGCACGAGCAGCCATGTCAACACCTTGTGGCAGCAACAGGTCAGCCGTAGCGAACGTGATAGCGTCCTTGTGGTAGACCAAGTTCTGAGCGTAAGTAGTAGAAGCAGTGCCCACGAAGGTCACAACAGCATCAGTTGCTGGCAGCGCATCCATAGTAGCCAGCGCTTGGGAAGATGAGTACATTGGAGCAACAGTCACAGTCCATGTGCCAGCTACAGCAGTGGCGTCAGCCAGAGCAACGAACTGGAACAGCGAACCAGTGGTTTCACGGGTCTGCGGGTTGACAGCGTTGCAAGCAGCGATTGTAAATACGTCACCGGCTTTGATGGTGGTAGTTACAGAGCCTTGCTCCAGCAGAATGGTCTCAGCACCTTGGGCAGTAACGCCTGGGGTTTTGACCAGCGTGGAAGCGGTAGCACTACGCGAACCGGTAGTATGCTGCTTGATCGACTGGCTCATGTTGACTTCATCAAAACCTAGAACACCAGTGCCCATCATGCCGTTGCGGAACTGTTTGCTGATGGTGTCTGTAGGATTAAACAGACCTTTCATGCCCTCAACCAAGCCAGCGTTAGCAGCAGGGTTGACGGTGGCGTAACGCGGCGACATGCTTGCAGCGTTTTCGTTGAGCTTCTGTTGGGCTTGCAGCAAGACCAAGGAAGTCGAAGGCGTGGTGCCAGGAGTACCAACAGTGTTACCGATGGTTTTGTAGGCGTTGGCAACGTCAGCATCAATGCTCGATGCCAGTTGGCTAATACGCGGCTTGAGTACACGTTCTGCAAAGTCATCCAACTGCATGGTAAGTTCAGCAGAGGTGAAGTTGACGCCAATGTGCTTCTGGCTTGCCACAGTCAGCGTGGTATTTTGCTCGTTGTCGTCCTGAACTTGCAGGGCGGCACCGTCAGTAACCAGAGCGCGGTCAGGCAGACGAATACGCAGGGTTGAACCAATCTTAGCGCCTTCAACGGCAAAGCTATCGTCGTACTGACGATTGACGTTTCGGGTAAGAACCAGGTTGTTTTCGAGAATCTCAAGCGCCTTGCGCGTGATCATGTCGATGGTAAGAATGCTATTAGCCATCTCAAATCCTTTCAAAAATTAGCGGTTTGTCTGCGCTTGCAACTTTTTCATCTGTCTTGCCCTCTCCGCTTCAATCCACTCGGATGCACTCATGGCCTTGATAGACCGAGGATCGGTTGTGTCATAAGTCGAAGCACCACTGGTGCGGGCAGTAACGGGTCTGATTGGTGCAGGTGCTGACGTAGTGGGTTTTACTACCGGATTGTCACCAAGTTTGGCTTCAATCCTTCCAATCTCTCGCGCTTGCAGAAGTGGGCTTAATTGGGAAATACGATCTGCTTCTTTTGGGTTTGTTCCTAGCCAGTAAGCTAGATCCGGCCCAATGTCAGAAGATTTGATTGTTTCTGCCATAACCTCCGTAACTCGAAGTTTCGGGTTATACGCGACTTGTTCAAAGTCATCATATTTATTCCGAGCTTCTTCTTCACGGTCGGTATAAGCATCTTCAATCGCAACATGTTGCTTTTGGTATTCCTGCTGCTTGACTAATTTCTCAGCCTCTGTGCGAATAAATTGCGCGTAATCTTGAGGGGTTTGAAACTGGTCTGGCGTTGGAATATCCGCAAACGTAGCAGGCTCAGGTGCCTGCCTTACTTGTTGCTCACGTTCCCACTTACGTTGTTCTCTTGCAAGACGCTTGCCGATCATTGCGTCGATTTCAGTTTGCGTATAAGTCTTTTCCGCAATCTTGTCTTCAACGTCATTATCGGTTACAACCGGCGCACTTTCAACAGACTCAGGAGTAGCCGTCACTTCTGATTCCGGCGCGGTAGTTACTTCCGCTAGGTTTTGAATCTCATCAGACATTTAATTGAACCTTTCGATTCCCCGGTTAATTGAGCCGGTACAATTTCAGAATATACCACTTTATTTAAAACAATCAATAATTATGCCGCAACTCGTACCGGGTTGGCAGGAGGCTCAATAACCGGCAGCAGCGCAAGTTGCTCATCCGTAACCGATGAATAGACATTCGCGTGATAGCCCGGTATCGGCGCTGACAGTGCGTTGCCCTCTGCGTCAACTTTGCCGGTTGGCAATGAGATCGCCCCGATAATGTCAAGGAATACGCCTGATGCCGGAATGTATGCGCCTTCTTGCAGCGTGACGATTCCTGCGGCTTCGAGTGCGACGTACAGTGCGGTTTCGGATTCGGCTTTCAGATAGGTAGTCATACTGTGAGCGCCTGTACTGTGGCGTTGGGTAGGCGGGTTGGGTAGAAGGCGACTTGCTCCAGCCAACCATTCAGATTAGCCGTTCCTGCATCGTCGTTGCCAAGATAGAGCGTGGTAAGTGACGATGGGATCGTGCAGGCCACATCCGTTGAGCCACTTGTGCCGTTGATCGCTGCAACCGAGTCATTTAGTTTGTATGCCAATGCTGATCGCATTGTTGTGGTCACACCAAGAGGAGCGTATGACAGTTGATTTGTTGTGTCGTTGATGGTTACAGCCCAACGACCGTCAGAAGCCCGTTGATACAGCAGATTCAAGTCGAGTGCCGTAGCAGTGGAACGTCCTATACTCGCCACAGTCCGGGCAACGAATCCGCTGGTCAGTACTGCGCCGACCGATGCTTTAGCAACAATCGTCCCCTTCGTCGCGTTGTACCAGCTAGAGAAGTTCGTCCCTGTCATCACTGCGTTGTCTGCTGCGCGGGTGGCGGCTGCGGTGGTCGTGGGGATGACCGAGGTGGCGAATGCGCCAAGTTCGAGCTGCGGAAGGCCGATGCGCAGGGTAACGTCGATGGCACCCGTAGATTGCACCCGAATTGAGGCCGCAATGCAGTTTGTCAAGGCGTTGTTCAGCGTGCGCGACAGGAAAAACCTTTGCGCTGCCAAACCCGCCGCATTCGGCGTAATGTTTTGCGTGGAAGCAGCTAAAAATGCCCCAGCCGACGTGTATTCCGAGACTATCTGAGTGAGGGTAATATTTGCAAGACTGCCCGCTTGCACTTTAAAGTAGCCGGAGTGCGTCCACGTTTGCCCTGAAGCCGCAGAAATAATATTCGCCTGCTCAAATTGAGTATCACTGACCACTGCACCCGTGCCGCTGAAGCGATAGTCAATATATGTAATCCCATTTTCTGTGCCAGTGCCGACTAGTTCCCGAGTGATTCCGACACCCGTTGAAACCGCCCAATTTGTAGGCGCAGTTCCCGGCGTACCCGCAACAGCCCCCACCATCGTGTTATTGCGGATGCTGTTGGTTCTCTGCTCCTCAATCAGCAATCCCCGCGCCGCAAGCGTTACCGGGTCGTAGTCGAATCGCGGCTGATTGTCGGTCATCGTGACCAACGTTCCCGCTGAGTTCGTGCGTGTGCCTGACGATGCGCGGGTAAATGTGATGAGTGAACTAAGAGTTTCGGTATTTAAAAAGTTAAGCGCCAACGACGGGAACACCCCGCTTGGTGCCAATGTCGGCACACTCGCAATGTTCAGCGAGAGTCCGTTCTTCATAGCGTACCCGTAGCTCATTGTTTATTGCTTGTTGATTGGCTTGGCGTAAACGTTACCGCTAGAACTAATCTGAATCGCACTGACTCGCCAAGGTGCACCAGTGCCTGGAGGCACGAAGAATGCGATTGGCGTAAGTGCAGGGATGGGCGTATCAGCAGTGGTGGCAGTTACACCTTCGCCAACAACCACATAACAAGGCGAATCAGACCAGATCACCACACCTTGTGGGCCAGCGGGCCAAGTGCTAGTTGAACCAGCAGTCCCGGTAAAAGACGCGGTTCTGGCTGGAAAAGACCCATCGCTGTTTGGACGCAAGAGTTCCATTTTAATTCCTTATGCCAAAAATTTCAGCTTATACAACGTAGACAAATATAACCCGCAAATTTCATCAATAATGTTCTGCATTGGCGTATCCGATTTATCGCAGACATTGTAACGGGCGCTTTCAATTTCGGATAGAGAACCTTCCAGAAATTCAACAATATTGCCAGTTTTGTTTGCACTCATCAGCGAAATAGGGCCAATTAACGAGTACCGGCCTTGATATGCTTCAGAAAACTTGTCGGCAAAACCAACAATGTCTTCATAAAAATGCCGCAAGGCTTTGTGCTTGGAGTAGCTGCGGGTGTTCAAATGAACCGAATGCGCTACATCGCGGGCTAGAAACAAAGTACCTACAAAATCGGCAGCTTTCATTGCGGCATCCCTTCTTGCGGCATCTGTTGCGGCATCGGTTGCTGCATTTGGTCAGGTTGCATTGGTTGCTCCATTGCAGGATTTTCTCGCATCTCATCCCCACTATTGACCAAATTATTACTCTCCATTGCAGCAGCAACAACACCCATTGCGATATCTTGGATCTGCTGCTCACTCATGCCAGCCTGTACTGCCGAAATGCGTTGAGTCTCAGCTTGGTACGCTTTAATCTCAACCTCAAACTCTTTCGTCTTAGCCTCTCGGGCTTCAAACGAATTCTGAACATTTTGCAACATGCCGTGGAGCTGTTGCAATTCTTGGTTCATTGCTTCAATTTGCTGGTTGGCTGCCGACAAGACAGGATCGTCTCCATCTGCCATAAGTTTCGGGTCAATGGTCTTGGCAAACCGTTTTGCCATCTCTTGAGCGCCAGGCCAATCCATGTTCTTGACAAACAAGTCGCCAGCAACTGCCCACAACTGCGGATTACCTTGCAGCAGTTGTGCCATTGCTTCCAAAGCCTCCTGCCGTTTTGTCGCGTAACCTGGCCCAGTAGACACAACAACGTCGTATTTACCTACGCCGGGATTGTAGATTTTCTCAATCAACGCGCCATTCTGGTCAACAATCTTCTTGACCGGCTCTGGTTGCGCTGGGTTAATCTTGACCGTATCAACATCGCCATCCTCACCCACAATCCGAGCAATCCGCTCGGTATCGTAGATTTTCGGGATCATGTCTACCAACTGCCTAGTAACGTAACGTACTGCGCGGGCCAAGTTGTCAACATAGTGGTAAGTGCCGACATCGCCCTCACGTTGACGAGCCAGAATCGCTTTACCGGATCTTTCATTACTAGACATCCCTAGTGAAGCGTTATATTGACCAGTTGCCGACTTAATGTCCTCAGAAGCACCCGCTTTAGCCTGTAGCAGCCCGCTAGAGGCCATTGGCGGTTGAGCGCGAGATGGCAGTGGCAGTACAGCACCCTGACCGTCTGTAACGTCTGGATTGACTTCCAAATAAGGCCAGTTAGTTGTATTGGCCGTTTTCCATTGCGTTTCGTACCCTTCAAACTGCCCACCGTAGCCAATAAACGGCGCTTTTGGTGCCAGCGCCAGCATCTCGGCTTCTTGCGACACCCAGTAGTTGTACATGCGTTGCGCGTCTTTGGCATTACGCACCAGA